AAGCATTCGGGTCCGAACGGCGAGCCGCTTCCGGCCGCCGAGCGCACCGTGATCATCCTGCCCGACAACGGCCGCGGCGACCTTGGCAGACCCAACAGTGATCGGCCCGCAACCGGGCCCACAAGCGGCGTTTCTGGCAAGTCAGGCTGACATCGCCATTCTGGGCGGTGCGGCCGGCGGCGGCAAATCGTTCGGCCTGTTGCTCGAAGGCGCGCGGCACACCACCAATCCGCAGTTTCAGGCGGTCATATTTCGGCGCACGCTTGCCGACGCCAAGAAAGCCGGCTCGCTGTTCGACACCAGCATGCTGGTGTACGGCCGGATCGGCGCCGTGCCGCGGCTCGATAACCTGACATGGCGATTCCCGTCAGGCGCCACCGTTGCCATCGGCCATCTCGAGCACGAAACCACCGTGCTCGACTGGCAAGGCGCACAGATCGCGCTGATTGCGCTGGACGAGCTTACGCATTTCTCGCGCGCGCAATTCTTCTACATGCTGTCGCGCAACCGTTCGACCAGCGGCGTGCGCCCTTACGTGCGCGCCACCTGCAATCCCAGCGCCGATAGCTGGGTCGCCGAATTCATCGCCTGGTGGATCGACCAGGACACCGGCTATCCGATTCCCGAGCGGTCCGGTGTTATCCGCTGGTTCGCGCGCATTGCCGACGTGCTGCAATGGGCCGACAGCGCGGACGAGTTGCGGGAGAAATTTCCCGGCTGCGAGCCGAAGTCGCTCACCTTCATCCCGGCGAAGTTGTCCGACAACGCCATCCTGATGAAGGCGGACCCGGGCTACCGGGCGAATCTTCTGGCGCTGCCGCTGGTCGAACGCGAACGGCTGCTCGGCGGCAACTGGAAGATCAGGCCGGCGGCCGGGCTTTATTTTCGCCGCGGCTGGTGCCAGGTCGTCGATGCCATTCCGGTCGGCACGCGCTTTGCGCGCGGCTGGGACTTGGCGGCGACGCCCAAAACCGAAAGCAACGATCCGGACTGGACCACCGGCAATAAGATGGGCCGCGTCCCGGACGGCCGGTTCATCGTCGCGCATCATGTGCGCGACCGCATCGGGCCGGGCGACGTCGAAAGGCTCTTGCTCAATACCGCGAGCGCCGACGGCAAGGCGGTAGAAATCGCGCTGCCAAAGGATCCCGCGCAGGCGGGTAAATCGCAGGCCAATCACCTGGTCAAGCTGCTCGCCGGCTACACCGTGCGGGTGCGGGCGATCAGCGGCGACAAGATCACAAGGTTCGGGCCGTTCTCGGCGCAGGCCGAAGCCGGAAACGTGCTGGTCCTGCGCGGTCCATGGAACGAGGAATGGTTTGCCGCGCTTGAGGCCTTCCCGCCTTCCGAAAGTGGCGGCCACGACGACGATGCCGATGCGACGGCCGAGGCTTTTAATCTGCTGAACGAAACGCAAGACGTCCCGATCGCCACGCCCTTTGTCACCGGCACGCCGCGCCAAATACCGGGGCAATGATGGCGGAAGATCGCGTCGCCAACGTCAAACAGATCGCAGCTCGCATCGCCGGGCTCGCCGAAGGGCTTTCGGTCCGCGAATTCCTCGACGCCTCCGCACTGGCCGCAGGCGCCATGATCCGCAGCATCTATCGCGGTCCGGGGGTCGAGATCGCGACTGACCGCTATCGCGACGCATTGCAGCGCGCCATCAACAAGCAAAGCTGATCCATGGCCGTCGATCCGTATAGCGACGGCTCCGGCGGCTGGAAGGCGCCGGTTCTCGAATACGGCCTGAATTTTCGCGATTACGGCTCGTATGGCCTGCGCCAGTACGGCGGTTGGGTGCGCGACGAGTTTCTTCCCCAACTCGTCGGCCGCGAGGCCGCGCGCGTCTATCGCGAAATGCTGGACAACTCGTCGACCATCGGGTCGATGATCTTTGCCATCACCCAGGCCATGCGCAAGGTCGCGTGGCGGGTCGAGCCGGCGAGCGACGGGGCGGAGGCAAAAGCCGAAGCGGAATTCGCCGATACGCTGCGGCAGGATATGTCGCACACATGGGAGGACTTCGTCACCGAAGCTCTCTCGATGCTCGGTTACGGTTTTTCCGTTCATGAGCTCGTTTACAAGAGGCGGCTCGGCCTGGAACCGCCGAAGCCTGACGACGCGCTCGAGGAAACCCCGGCCTCAAAATTCAGCGACGGCCGGATCGGCTGGCGCCGTCTGCCGGTCCGCGGCCAAGATACCGTCCTCAAGTGGTTTTTCGATCCGAACGGGCAGGTGAGGGGCCTCACTCAGCAACCATGGGTCGGTTCTCTGATCGATATCCCGATCGAGAAGATGCTGCTGTTTCGGCCCTCGCAATATAAGAACAATCCGGAAGGCCGCTCGGTTCTCCGCAACGCCTACCGATCATATTATTTCACCAAGCGGCTTGAAGAGCTCGAAGCGATCCTGCTTGAGCGCATGGGCGGTTTTCCGGTCATGTCAGTGCCGAGCGCGCTGCTTGAAAAGGCGCTGGCGCCAAACCCTGATCCCGCTTCACTCGCTGCGCTTACCGCGTTCAAGAAGCTCGTCACCAATGCTCGCATTGACGAGCAGATGGGCGCGATCATCCCGTCCGACACCTATCGCGATGCCGACGGCAAGACGAGCGCCGTCAGGATGTACAATTTCGAGTTGCTGACGCCACAGCACGGCAGCCGGTCGATCGACACCGACAAGATCATCACCCGGCACAAGATCGACATGCTGATGACGTTGCTGTGCGACTTCATCCAGATGGGCCACGAAGTCCGCGGCACCAACAATCTCGCCACCACCAAGGTGGATATGTTCTACGGCGCCATCGAGGGCTGGCTGCATTCTCTGGCCGAGGTGCTCAACCGCTACGCATTGCCGCGGGTCTGGCAGATGAACGCGCTCAACCGCGATCTGATGCCGCGATACGTGCCGGACATGCCGCAACGGCTCGACCTCGACGGGCTCGGCACCTTCATCGGCAATCTCGCCGCCGCCGGGATGCCGTTGTTCCCGGACGAAGAATTGGAATCGTATCTGCGCGACGCCGGCGGCCTGCCCGAGATCGACAGCCCCGAAGCGGCCAAGATCACGAAGAACGCGCCGGATGCGTTGCGCCGCATGCTGTTCGGCGCCATGGCGCGGCAGATCAAGAAAATGCGACAGAAGGAAGCCTGATCGAATGCCTGACGAAGAGGCCCTCGACCTTCCTGCCTTTCTCACCAAGAAACCGGACGCGCCGCTGCGCGCAACCGATGCTGTGCCGCTCGCCGTTGAGCGCGCGCAACTCGGCGGCAAGTCCTACGAGGAAGCCAATTGGGCGCGGCTGTCGCCAGCGTTCCGCAATGCTCATAACCGGCTTCGCCAGATGCGCGGCTTACCAACCATTCCGCCGCCGAAAATCGATCTGTACGTGCCGCCAAAGGCACCGGCGCTCAACCCATTCGACCCCGCCGACCCGGATTTTCTCAGGTCCGTGCGCGAATTCAACGGTCCGATCTTGGGTCCGCGGGGCGGCGAAGGCATGACCATCAACGGCAAGGAAGTGCGATGACCCTGCGCCTCTTTGCCGACATCGCCAAAGACGCGACTGCCAACGCAGTGCATGCGCGCACCGCGATCGGCAACGAGCGCGGCCGCAAGCGGCGCGACTTCGATGCGCTGATCGCAAACGACAGCAAGCGCCAGGACGGCGACGACGGGGAAGGCGGCCTCACGCCCGATGCCGATGATGCTGACAGCGATATCGTCAAATGCTCCGTCGCCAAGGTCGATAAGCGGCTGGGCTTGGTGTTCGGCTTTGCGATCGTGAGCAAGCAAGACGGCAACGAGTATTTCGATCTGCAGGGTGACCACATTCCCGAAGGCGCGATGCTGGAAGCGGCGACCGACTTCATGCTGCACAGCCGCGTTGCCAAGGAAATGCACGTCGGCAGCGAGAAGGGGACGGTGGTTTTCGCCTTTCCGCTCACCACCGACATCGCCAAGGCGCTCGATATCCAGACCAAGACGACGGGCTTGCTGATCGCCATGAAGCCGACGGCCGAAGTGCTCGGGAAATATGCCGATGGCACTTATACCGGCTTCTCGATCGGCGGCAGCCGCATCACCGACGAGGCCGCGTAATGGCGCGCACCATCATGCGGGCATTCAAGCTCGCCGAAATCAGCGCCGTGGACCGGCCGGCACAAAAACCGGCGAGGATGGCGATTATGAAACGCGACGACGGACAGCTCTATACATCGATTGAGAAAGGCGATCTCGACGACGCCGCGGTCACCTATCTCAAGCGCGAATTCACCGCCGAGGAACGCGAGCGGGCTGCCTCAAGTGGCGCTGCGCTTCCGGATGGCTCCTTCCCCATCGAGAACGCGGTAGATCTGCACAATGCCATGCGCGCCGTCGGCCGCGCCAAGAATCAATCCAAGGCCAAGGCGCACATTCGCGAGCGCGCCAAGGCGCTCGGCCTCGAAACCAAGCTCACCGACGCCTTCAAGAGTGCGCCGCTGGTCGAGAAGTTCATGGCGCTGTTCCGCAAAACCGACACGCCATCCGAACTTAACGAGACACTGGAGAAGTCCACGGCCGCGCTCGCCGAAAGTGTCGCGTCCATCGTCGACGATGACGCCGTGACCGACAAAGCGTCGGCACTGAGCAAGACGTTTGCGCAATTCTACGAATATCTCGCCAAAGCCCTGGCCGCGGGCGGTGCGGTTATCTCCAGCGACAAGGAGCAAGATATGTCCGCTGCGATCAAGAAGGCGCTGGGGCTCGCCGAAAGCGCCACCGAAGCCGAAGTCACCGCTGCGATCGTCAAGCTCGCGTCGGCCGAGAACAAGGAAAAGGACGCCAAGATCGTCAAGCTCGAAAGCGAGCTCGCCATCGCTAAGGCTGGCATGGATGACGACGAAAAGAAATTCCACGATGGCCTCAAAGACGACGATGCCAAAGCCAAGTTCCGGGGCGCCAGCAAAGCCGACCGCAAGGTGGCGATGACCAAGCGCGACGATCTGCCGGAAGACGTGCGCAAGGCGCTGGCCGAGCACGACGATCTCAAGAAGAAAGTCGCGGTGCTCGAGGACGGCAAAGCCCTCGAAGGCTTTACCAAGAGCGCGATCGACATCGGCCTGCCGGAAGCGGAAGGCGCGACCCTGCAAAAGGCCTATCGCGGCGACAAGGAAGCGGTCGACAAGCTTGTCGGCTTCCTCAAGGCTGCGCACGCCCAGGCGAAGGCAGCCGGCATCTTCAAGGAGATCGGCGGCAACGGCCCGGCCAACGGCGCGACGGCGCTGGACGAGCTCAACACCAAGGCCGACGAGCTGCGCAAGAAAGAAACCGGCCTCAGCCAGGCGCAGGCCTTCGCCAAGGTCTATGCCGATCCGGCGAACGCCGAGATCGTCAAGCGCGAGCGCGCCGAGAACCGGCCGACCGCGTAACTCGACACCTGACCATCACCAGCGGCTTGGCGCGGTCGAGCGCAGCGTCGCGCATTTGACTTTCAACGGAGAGCCACCATGGCAACCGAAGCCCCACTGATTAAGGACGGCGCGCAGTGCACCGCGGCCGCGAACTATTACAACCCCGCCTCGGCGCTCGATGGACCCGGTGGGTCCGGGCAGTTCCTTTGCGTCTATATCAGCGCCGCGCGCGTCGTGACTGTGCAGACGAGTTCCGGCGGTGACGTGTACGGCATCTTGCAGAACACGCCGGCCTCCGGGCAGGCCGCCGATGTCGGCCTTCTTGGCGTCAGTAAAGCGGTTGCCGGCGCTGCGATCTCGGCCGGCGCGCTTCTGCAAAGCGACGCCAACGGTCGCGTGATTACGCAGACCGGCAGCGGTGCAGTCGTCGGTCGAGCAATCGAAGCCGCGACCGCTGCCAACCAAGTCATCACCATCGAACTTCTGCCGTCCGGCGCAAGCAGCGCCGTCTAGCCGAAGCTGATCTTGGCTGCGCCTTCGCGGCGCCGCTCGCCTCAAACGCCCTTCGGCAAGGCGCTCGCCCGCGTCGTGACGACGCCAGCACTCCCTTTGATGGAGCCTCAAAATGCCCCAACCTACCGTTCAGCAGGTTCACGTCCAGGCGGCGCTCACGCAGATCGCGACCGCCTATATCCAGGACGCGAAGAACTACGTGGCCGATCGCGTCTTCCCGATCGTGCCGGTGGAATTCCAGTCCGACAAATACTTCTCGTTCTCGAAGGACGATTTCTATCGCGACGAAGCGCAGCAGCGCGCCGACGCGGCGGAATCGGCCGGCGGCGGCTTCAATCTGAATTCGAACAACAGCTATTCCGCCGACGTGTGGGCGTACCACAAGGACCTTGGCGGCCAGACCCGGCGTAATGCCGACCCGGCCGTCAACATGGACATCGCGACCACCAAGTTCGTGATGCAGAAGCTCCTGATCCGTCGCGACCGGTTCTTCGCCACGACCTATCTGACTGTGGGGCACCGACAACGTCGGCACCGCGGGCGGCACGCCGGGCACGACCACGCCGGCGTACTGGAACGATGACGCCAACGGCGATCCGTTCACCGACATCGCCACCGGACAGACCACGATCCTGCAGAACACCGGCTTTGAGGCCAATACGTTCCTGCAGACCTATCCGGTCTATCAGGCGCTGCGGAAGCATCCGCTGGTCGTCGACCGCATCAAATACACGACGCGCGCCGACGCATCGAAGATCACGCCGGAACTTCTCGCCTCAGCGTTCGATGTCGAGCGCGTGCTCGTATCCAAGGCGGTCTATAATTCGGCTGTCGAGAGCGCGACCGATACCACGGGCTCATCCGGCACCTACAGCTTCATCGCCGGCAAGAACGCACTCCTGTGCCACTCGGCACCGGAGCCGGGCATCATGATCCCGACGGCGGGCTACACGTTCGCCTGGTCGGGCCTCACCGGGCTCAACACTATGGGCGTGCGGGTGATGCAAATTCCGCTGCCGTGGCTCGGGCTCGAAACGGTCCGCACCGAGGGCGAAATGGCCTTCGACATGCAGGCCGTCGGCACCGACCTCGGCTACTACTTCTCCGGCATCGTTCAGTAAGCCGGCACACACCCGGCGCCACAGCCGGGCCAACGCCGCGCCCCCATGGCGCGGCCGCCTTCTTTTCGCAGACGGGGCATCATCATGGATATCGCCGAACTCGACATCGGCGGCGCGCGTGTGCGCCGGCGCTTTACCCGCGGTGAAGAAGCCATGATGCCCGGACGGTTTCTTTCGGCCGATGAAGTGCGCGCTATTCCGGTCGCAAATAGGCGCGCTCTCTCCGACGCCGGTTACATCGAAATCTTCCCGCAGGCACCGGTCACCACAGCTGGCGACAAGCACATCGTGCATCTCGGCCGCGGCCAATATGACGTCATCCACGGCGTGAAACTCAACGCTGAGCCGTTGACGAAGGAACAGGCCGAGGATCTGGCGACCAGGCCGGATTGAAGCTCGGCGCGACCACTACTCCGAGAATTAAAACCAACGATAGGAGCAAGCCATGGCCAATGGCTTCATGCAGCGGTTCAAAGGCAAGATCAAAGCTGCCGTCATCTATCTCGACAGCGGGCTCGGCAAAGGGCTCCAGCTCAATGCCGGCGGCTCGTTTGTGCAGGGCGCCAATGTTTGGACCAATGCCGGCGCGCCGACCAACGGCACCAGTGGCACACTGTTCGGCTATGCCAATCCCGGCGACCTTCTGATCGACACGACCGACCTGAAACTCTACATGAACACCGGCACGCTCGCGTCGCCGACCTGGTCCGTGTACGAAGCCAGCGGCTCCGAAAGCCCGGTCCCGCAGCAAGCCTATAACGCGGTATCGACCGCGCCGACGTCGAACGCGCTAGCGTTGAGCGGCGCCAACATTACCGGCGGCAGCGTGCTGACCGTGCTCAATCTGACCGCGGCATTAGGCGCTGGCGCCGCGGCCGATCTCCCGAACGTCGCCGCGCTCGTCACCGCCATGGAGGCGGCCGGGATCACTCCGGTGGCCGGCGCGTCCTATGAACTTGACGTCATGAATTCGTCTAGCGGTAACTACGCGTGGACCATCACCACCGCGACCGGCTGGACGCTGACCGGCACGATGACGGTGGCACAGAACACCATGCGCAAGTGCCTGATCACTTTCACGTCGCTCACGGCGGCAACGCTGCAATCGCTCGGCGAATACGCGATCACGGCCGGCATCTAAGCCGCGGTCGCGGGAGTGCACGTCATGAAGCGAATTGCTCTGTGCCTTTTCGCGCTTGCGCTCTTGTGCGCGCCGGCAAGCGCGACCGAACTGCTGAACCTGTCGCCGATCACGGCGGCGATCGGCGCGACGGAAACCGGCACCTTTCAGCTACGTGGTGGTGCCGGGCAGGTCGTGCTGCCCACCAATCTCACGCTGCAGGCCAACTTCACCTATGGCAGCGGCGGCACATCGGTCGATGCCTATGTGCAAACCTCCATCGACGGCGGCACGACGTGGATCGATGTTGCGGAATTCCACTTCACCACCGCCAGCGAGCGCTACGCCTACAATATCCAGTCGGCCACCAGCGTCACCAGTGAGTACACCGCTACCGACGGCACATTGAGCGCCAACACGTCGAAGGACGGCATCTTCGGCAATCAGTGGCGCGTCAAATATACCAGCAGTGGCACTTATGCCGGTGGCACGTCGCTGCGCATTGACGGTTATGCGAACGGTCTGACGGCGTTCACTCTGGGAGATTAAGCGTGACTTGGACGTACAACGTCGCACAGCTCGCGACATCGCCCAAGGATCAGGTCCGCCTATTGATCGGCGATACGCTCAATACCGATCAGCAGATGCAGGACGAAGAAATCACCTATCATCTAAGCCAGCGGTCATCGAGCTGGGGTGCGGCGGCCGAATGTTGCCGCACCCTGCAGGCGCGTTTCTCGCGCTCGGTCGATCAAACCGTCGGCACCAACAAAGCGATGTATTCGCAGCTTTCCAAGGCCTACGGCGTCAAGGCGGCGGAATTCGAGGCGAAGGCTGCGGCGGGCGGGGCAGGGGTGCCCTATGCCGGCGGCATTTCGGTCGCCGACAAGATTGCGCAAGAGCAAAATCAGGATCGGGTCCAGCCGCAGTTCCAGATCGGCATGGACGATGATTTCTATCCGGTTGGGCCGGCAGGGAATGAAAGCGACGTCGGCGCTGGCGGTGGCGGATGACGCGACCGTGGCAGAACGCGGCCGCGCGACCATGGGAAGCGCAGCAGCCGCTCTATAATCGCACGGTCGCGGTGCATCGCTCGAAGACGAATGCCGTCTCTTCCGGTGGCGCGCAGGAAATCGGGCTGACCGGTTATTCCGGGCGCGAGCAATCGACGGCATCGGGTGACACCGAAGGCGAGGCCGTCCTCTTCACCAATCTCCCAGCCTCGATCCAGGCCAAAAGCCCCGGACGCAGCAAGGGCACGATGCTGCCGGCCGACGTCGTCGAGAAAGCCGTCTGGCTGATCTTCATTCCCGCGGCCGCACTGCCGCAATACTCGATCCGCGACCTCGACATCATCGTCGATGACGAGAGCTATCGGTACGGCGTCGGGCAAAATTACTGGACAGCCGCGGGCTACCAATTGAGCTGCATCCGGTTGGAGACGTGACGTGACATGGCGGATTTGTCGGATGTCACCGCATATCTCGCCAACGCTGTAGCAACCGCCGTCTATCCGAACAGCACGTCATCGCCATCAATCGCGCCGGTGCCACCCGGTTTCTCGGCGCCGGCCGACGTGCGGATTTATGAAGGCTGGCCGCTTCCCGATCAGCTCGACCTCGATCTCGGCGGCAAAGTGCTGGCTGGCACGCCGCCGACGCCGGCGCCGCGCGCCAACGGCCCGCTCGCCAACGTCTCGATCTATCCGCTGCCGGGCGCTTCCGGCTCGGCGCCGTATCAGATCCTCGACAAGACCTATGTGGTGACCGCGCCGACGTTCGGCCTCACCGTGTCGCTGTCCGGCGATACGATCACGCTATCGGGTACGCCGAATGCTGGCGAGTTCCTGACCGTCGTTGCCGATCGCGAGAATGTCTTTTCGTCAGGCGGTTCGACCGCGGCCGCGATCCTCGCCGCCTTGGCCACCGCTGCGGAGGCCGATTACACCGGCGTGGTCGTCACCGAAACGACGCTGACCATCCCCGCGGATTTCTCGTTCGAAGCCCGCCAAGGCGGCACAGGCCTGCTCGGCAAAGTGGTGCACCGCGAACGCCAGGCCGTCATGGTGACGGTGTGGGCGCCGGATCACGCCACGCGATCTACGCTGGCAAAATCGATCGACGTCATCCTCAAGCAAAGCATCGTCGTTACAATGCCGGACGGCACCGACGCCAAGATCGTCTATAGCCGCACCAATCAAACCGACGAAGGCCAGAACGTCACGGCCTATCGCCGCGACCTGATCTACGACGTCGAATACGCCACGCTGGAAACCTTCGCGGGCGTCACCATCACGTCGGTGCAGAATACGATCGCGGCCAGCGAATATCCGAGCCCCACACCGCCGCCGCAGATTCCGGTCACCACCTGAAAGCAAGGCTTGCCATGTCCTATAAGCTCGTCGTCGTGCACCCCTTCCAGAAATACAAGAAGGGCCAAGAGATCACCGACCAGGCCGAGATCAATAAGCTGAACGAACAGCACCGCACCAAACATTGCGTGCGCGTCGCCATCAAGGCCTAACGCACCGCCCCCCTCCTCTCATCATCACTGAGGTTGCCCGATGCCCGTTTTTCTCGACGGACAGCAGAACCTATCTGCGCTCACCGTTCCCGGCGTCTATGGCGACATTATCCTGCCGACGCCACTGCTGCTCGGCACGCCGACTAATATCGAAGGCCTGGTCGGCGTCGGGTCGTGGGGTCCGGTCGACGCGCTCATTCCGGCTACCGCATCTCCCGATGCTGCGCTGTCGATCGGCACGCCGCAAATCCGCGATAATGACATCGCCACGCACATTGCCGCGGCCACGCAGGTCGGCGGCGCGATCGGCTTCCTGTGCGTGCGCGTCACCGACGGCACCGATACGGCGGCAGCGGGCA